AATAAATTAAATTTTATTAATTGTTCTTCCCAAAATCTATGGCAAGAATCGCTTGTATAAGTAAATATTACTGCGTCAAACTGTATGTTTAAATCTTTAAGACGTTTTAAAAGTTTAGTAGGAGGAAATGTAATTGATACAACATGAGTAAATCTATCAATTTGCGCATGCGCAAAAAAGCTATTATTTTTAACGATTGTAATACTACCATCGTGAGAAGTATGTATTGCTAAAATATTCATATTCCTGTATATAGAAATACATATGTTAAAGAAAGTGCTAAGTCAATTAATTAGTTATTATGGGGAAATTGAGTGTAAACACGAGCCCTTAGAATTAGTTTTTAAAATTTATGAAAGTTATATTAAAAAAGATTTTATTAACAAAGAACACTTAGATTATAAAGTGTATCATTGTGAAGCGTTACAGCGTGTTACAGATGAAGTTTTAAAAAAATTTATTGTTGCTGAAACCACAAAATCTTTGGTGCCTACTTCTCGTTTTGGTAATCTTTTCTTACCTGGAGAAAGTGGTCTTACTAGAAATTATTTAGATTATGGTGATCTAAGAAACTCTAATGATTATGTATTAATCTATGCGGTAGATGTAGAGGACAATTCTTGTAACATAAGAATTGAATACGATAATGGAAGACGTCCTCAAAACGTATGGAACTACCCTATTAAAAATAAAATGTTTTGGATAATTCCAACTACGACTAAAATTACAATTACTAAAAATAAAGGAAATCAAATTAATTGTTTGTTTACCACTACAATGCAATATGTCTAAAATAGATACTAACATAGTTTTTGCTTCTCCAATTACGTCTAATGTTATTAATGATAAAAAACTTAATAAATCTTTAATAGCTTACATTAACAAAGAACGAAAAAAACCTGGAAGAATTTTATCTAATGAAGGGGGTTATCAAACCAAAAATGTAAATTTAAATCATCCCACTATTAAAAAATTTATTAAAGCCATGACCCCATCATTACAACAACACATTGATGTCT